CCAGCCATCCCAGCGATGGCCCTTCACCCAAACGTTGCCATACTAACTTGTTGTGCCAATGCACTCCAAGCCGGTAATTGAGCATTAGCTGCAGCAATGCCAGTTGCAGATTGTTGAGCCGCTAGCATTTTACCAAAGACTGCCTGTTTGATTTGACCTGCTATCCATTGTGCTACGCTATCCGCAATAGTTTTGAGTATCGCTTTGCCTAGATTTTGGAATGTTTGCATAAGCGTTGTTGTACCTTGAATAAGCCCTGAAATAGAATTTTGAAAACTATCCAAGCCGGCTTGTGCAGCGTCAAACATAACTTGTTGTCCATTCCAATGAGCATCGAATACTGCTTCTTTCCACTCCTCAAGAAGCTGTTTTTTTAAGTCGTAGTGCTGTTGTTCTGCAATGTACTCATCTGTCAATGCAGCTTGAAGTGCCTCAAAGTTTTGAGTACGCATAGCCTCATCAATAGCATACTTTTCATTAACTAGATTAGTATGTTGTTGCAAAGCCTTTTTTGCATACTCGTCTTGTGCCGCTAACAACTCCTCGTTTTTCATTTTCTCGTAGGAGATTTGTCCGTCAGCACTCATTTCGAATTCAACACCTCGTTGTTTTAACAGATCAATATGATGTTGTTGCTCCATTTTGTCCATTTTCATGAACTTATCGACCATTTCTGCATAACGGTCCTCGATTTCGTCAATGGCGTTGGCATAATCTGTTGCCAACTGCACGGCAGGAGATACACTGCCTGTACTATCTTTACTTGAAGTTTTAAACGCAAAATCTTGTTGCATATCACGAATACCAGTTTCAATAGCTCGGAGTTTCGTAAATTCCTCTTGCTTAGCCTTGATACGTTTATCCGCATAAACATCGTTAAGGTTCTTTAAATCTTCTTGATAATTAACGTTAGCACTCTTTGATTTATTGAGCTCATCGAGTTCCTTTTTGTATTGCAATTCGATTAGTTCGACTTGATTGCCTTGCATTTCCAAGAACGATTGCAAGATTTTTTCGTGGACCTCTTTGGCCTCTTTTGCAAGATCCTTTCCGGAGTGGCCTTTACCACCTCCGCCACCTTTTCCACCTTTGCCGGTACCAGCAGAACCGCCATCTTCTCCGCCACCACCGCCAACGTCTAGGCCTGTATCACCGCCACCGGATAACCCTTGTGTTATTTGTGAAGCCATATTAACGCCAGTATTTACAATATCTTGTGCAGTTTCCGCACTGATTGTATCAACTTGTTGAATAGCAGTAAAAGATGTACCAAAGAATTTTGCTACTTTATCACCAACGCTATTAAGTTTTGCAATTAACCAGTTAAGCCCTTCGATAATTTTATTCACACCCCAAACTGCAGTATGAACAATAGTTGAAAAGACCGAACTTAACGTATTACCGAAACCATTAGACGCAGCAGATGCAGTCGCAAACACACCGACTAAAGTCATTATGACGGATATTAATATTCCGACTGGGTTTGCCTTCATTACAACATTTAATACACGCTGAGCAGTAGCTGCAGCTAATGTACTACTTCTTAATGCTAGAAATAGAGATTTAAGGACAGTTGTCCCCAAAGTCAATGCGCCTATCGATAAGATAGTACCTTGAATGGCTACTTTAACAACAGTCATTGCTAACGCATATGCCCTTGTTGCAATCGCAGAGGCCACTTGTGCTGTTTTCAACGCCACGGTTTTTACAGTTAATGCAGCAGTTTGAGTGCTACATAATGCGACAGTCGCTTTATAAGTAATAAATGCCGTTGTAACACCTACAATGGCAGTGGCAACCCCTGGCATGGCAGTTCGAAATAGGTTAGCAAAGCTCGTAACAATATTCTTAGCTGTACCAATTACAACTGATAACGCACTAAATGCACCCCTTACAGTAATAATAGCTGCTTGTGCAGCAGTACCAACTAAACGAAAGGCAATAGACAACCCAGCAAGTGCATCGTTCAATACACCTGAACTTGTCATGTTACTTATTTCTTCCATAGCCGGTTGAAATGCAGCTATTAATTCATTCTGAACTTGCGTTCCTATATCTTGGAACGTCATAGGAATTTCTGCAAACTTAGCATTTGTTTCTTCTGCACTATTGAATAAGGCTTCCTTGATAATGTCTGCAGTTATAAGCCCTTGCGAGCTCATTTCCTTCAATTGACCGACAGTAAGGCCCATTTCACTGGCAATAGATTGTGCCAACATCGGAGCATTTTCCATGATTGAGTGGAATTCGTCCCCTTGTAGCTTACCAGCTGCCATTGCTTGCGTTAACTGGTACATAGCTGATGTAGTTTCTTCTACGCTAGCACCGGAGATTTTGAACTGCTTATTCAACTGTTCAACAAAATAGATTGCTTCGTCATTTGAACTGAAAGCGTCTTTTGCAAGCATATTCAACTTAGCCACACTATCGGCCATATCTAAATAGCTACCACGAGAACGATTGGCTGCACTATAAATCTTGTCCATAATTTCAGCAGTAGATTGACTGCCGTCATTAATTAGATTGATACGTGCCCTAATCTGTGTAAGTTGGTCGGTGGTTTGAACAGCACTAACTGCCATATCTTTCATGGCTCGCCCTGCAGCTTCAATACCTATTGCCGCAGCACCAAATGCAGCCCCACTTTTTGCAGCGTTCATGATACTAGGAATTTCTATACCGAAGATCTTCTGCGCTTTGCTTTTAACAGCCTCCATCGAAGCAGTAACGTCTTTTCCTAGTGCATTTTCCGCTTTCTTAGCCACCCTATCAAGTGCTTGCTCGGCACCACTAGATGAACCGACTATGCGTACATTAATTTGTGAATCTGCCATTTTCTTATATCTCACCTCCCGCCTGTCTAAATTCTTCCATGAATAACTTTTCTTCCGTTTTGCGTTGTGCCAACGTAATAGGGTGTAATTGCTTCATGATGTCCTCGACTTTTAACCGCTTATTGCCAGCAATATGAACGTTTGTCATTATGCACGTAAAATAAGCCTGTCTACGGTCCTCAATCTCCATTCGCAATTCGTACCCTTCCACCAGTTTGTAATATTCCATAGGGCTTAGTTTCATAAACTCCCAAGGCTTTAAATTTAGCGGACCATAAGCCGTACGCTCGGCCTTAGTTATCCATAAATTAAAAGAGGGGGCTGTATAGCCCCCTTCTAGTTTTTTGCTTCTACTGCCTCTGCTTCTATTTCAGATTGTGCTTTTTCGTCAGCTTCTTCCGGAAACAATGCATAGTATGCAGCCTTACCAAAGACACCGCTACCAATTAACGCTTGAACGATTAATTCTACTAGGTCGCTATATTGAACCGTGCCTTCGTCAAACAATTCTTGTAATTTATCTTGGTAATAGATATAATCACGCTTTTTGCCGTGTTGTTTCATACCAACAACGAATGCAGTAATAAGCTGATTAAATGTCATTGTGCCACTTTGTACAGCTTTAAAAATAGGTTCGCCCCATAGCTGTTCAAGTTCAGCAATTCGACCAATCGTAAAGTAAATTGTTTCGCCAGTATTAAATACATCACATGTGATTTTTTTCATGAGTGCGCGCTCCTTATATCAAATATAAATTATGGTTGTTTCAATTCAGACAATGCACCTACGCCATTTAAACTGCCTTTATACGTTGCCACATCGTCATGTGGTGTGTTCATAGACAATTCTGTAATGGAGCAAATACCTGTCATATAGGCTTTGTTAGGATATTCAATCTTAATGTTGATAAGATCATCATTCAAGAATGCTTTTTCTAACAACTGCAACGATTCTTCGTTAGGCATGAGCAATGTTTCAAGGTCGATGGACCACTCTTTAAGGCCTGGGATAGTAGACTTCCAACCGTTAGTGCCTTTATGAGATGCGTCGATGCTATCAGCTTTACGAGATACATCACCTGTACGTTGTCCGCCTAATAAGAGCCATTCAGCACCTGTTGTTTCGTCGGTGCCAGTATTAACATAAATCAAATAATTTTTACCGGCAGTAGGCATTGCAGCCTGTTGCGGTTTATAAAGTTTTTTTGCTGTAGCTGGTTGAGCTGGCATTAGTATATACCTCCGTTTGTTTCTTCATTCAAATTAATAAGGCGAGCCACAAACCTGTACTGTGTGCCAATCAATGGCCGTACCGAATCATGGTCGCCTACTTTACTTGTACATTTAATATCAATGATTTGATAACCGCTATCTTGCAAGATACATATATTGGAATTTAAACATCCACAATCATCCCGCAGCTTAGTCATGATTTTTTCAAGTTTTGTTTCTAGGCTTGCTATTAGTTCGTATCCAACTGATAGGTCCGGGTCATCATTCCGTCCCCAAACTTCAATAAACAATTCCTGTTGCATTTCAGATTGCACAGAGTTATCTCCTGGCATCGTTTCTCCTCGAATAACCATAATAACTCCATGACTATCAATCTTAGCAGCCTGTGGGCGCATAGCGCCTAATATAACATTAAAATCATATCCGGAGCTAACAATGATATCTTTAATATGTTTCATTAACTCAAACCACATATTACCCCCTATAGATTTCAACAGAACGATATCCTTTGTACTCTGTAGGGTTACCTGTAAGCTGCTCCGGTGTTATTCGCGATTCCAATAATTTAATACGAGCTTCATAGTATTCTAATTTTTTA